ACCTTGCTCAACTATAGTCTCTATCAGGGAGTACATCTTAATTTTCATCACGCTTCTCCGGTGCTAGAAGATTATGCAGAGCAGTACGGTGATGCCTAGCCAAGTGACAACATGCACATTGGTTAGGTGATAGTTGCCTGCGTTGAGCCAAGTGCTCATGGTCCCGCCAATCTCTTTCAGATCTCTCTCAGCTTCCTTGATTGCTTCATCGGCAAAATGGTTAGCTTGTTTAATTTTATCCTTAATGCTGTGCATTGTTTTCTCCTCAATATCACCAGTGTCATAAAAATATGAAATTCTGGAAAAAGACGAGCTGTAGGTCTCTTAAGTTATTGATTTGATTGCATAAAAACATAGCGCTGTTGCTTCGTAAGCAATTGGTCGGAGGTTCAAGTCCTCTTTCCGGCACCATTTTTCTATATAAATCAATCGCTTATGCGACCCGCCTCTCTCCATTATTTCTTCATATTGTGGCTTTTTTAAAAAACCATTACTTCTTCACTATTTATTCATGCTTGACGGTCACAAAATACCTTCGATGTTAGACGATGCAGCCTGTCTCTGAGCCTGATTTAGGTGGGCGTATCGCTGCAAACTAACACGATCTTTCCACCCCCCAAGCTCCATCAAAACCATCTCACTTGTTCCGTTCTCAATGTGCCAGCTAGCAAATGTATGACGCATTGTGTGGAAGGTTACCCCTGCTGGTAAGCCAGCTTCACGACACGCCTTCTTATAGGTTTTGTTATTGATCTCACTCAACACATTGCCTATCTTGCTGCCACCACCTACTTGCTGAACAAACACATGATCTATCCCGTTACTGAGATACATATGCTTTTCAACGAGGGCGTCATTCAGAGCTTTGCGACGTTCCAGTACTTTCTGAGCATCTCTGTTCAGAGGTATAAGAATGTCTTCGCCCATCTTGGCATCCTCACCAGAAACATTTAGAGCAGAAAAGTCTGGCTCTATTTGATCCCACTTAAGGAGCCTCACGTTAGAAGATCGCAGTCCAGTCGAGACTGCAAACCTAACCATGTCCGCTCTCAAATCATCCAAGGTATTAATCAGACTCAGAACCTGCTCAGGCTTCAGAAAGAGTTTGCTCTTTGCCTCTGGGTACACAGACAACTTAGGGACTCGATTAACATGCTCTTTGGAGTGAGCGTAATTAAGGATGCTCCGGAAAGTTATGATGTGCTTATTAACCCAGCTGTTGCTGACTCGTTGACCAATTCTCCTTTTGGATGGTTGTTTCCGCAGGTTCTCTATAAAGTTATCGATAAGAGCGATCTTCTCGAATGCCTTTATCGGTTTAGAGCCAAACACCTTAACAAGGTTGTTAGCTACTAGAACCGTGGTCCTCTGTTTCTCGTCATTGTGTGCGCTTGGCTGTGCCAGATAACGCTCAGTTATTTCTTTAAAAGTTAGCTTCATATTCAATCTCCGTGAAGAGACCTACAGCGCTGGCACATTACCATGCTGAGATCCCTAAAAAAAGGTCTGTTGCGAGGGACAGGTAGACCAAGCCTGCTTTAATAGGCGTGAGGAGGAGACGCCATACCCTCTAGGGGGAAACTAGTGAGACTTACTTGCCGGATCACCTTCAACATAAGGCTCGGGCAGAAGTTTTATTGCTTCGTTAAAGTCCAGCTCGGCGCCTTTCCTAGCAGCACTAATCAATGCGCCCAACAAGCCGATGGCTTGATTTACCTGTTGCGATGAGCCTAGCTTCTCTTTGCAGGTATCGCTCAGGTCATCAATCAAGTAAGGGGTGTTATCGATATTAATTATTTGAGGTTCGTCGCTCATTTCTTTTTCCTCGCGTCATCACGCACTATTTGATATTTTCTTGGTCCACCGATGAGCAGCTTGGCTTGAGGGAACATCATCGGGGTCTCAGATGGTGACCCGCTTCTGCCGCACTCGGGGCACTTCAGGTTTGGTTTAGTAAAGTAGGGTTGAACTCCTGTCATCTCGACAAACACTGCATCAGTAAGCTGGAGACCTTGACCTCCAGCTGTAAGAACATGCTCCTGATGTCCTGATCGTTTGGTGTGTACGTTCAGGTGTGTTTCGTGCCTGCCTTCCAAGTCAACTACCCCGCGAACAAATACTCGATGGTCAAAAGTCCCTTCGAGGTCTTCTGGGTCAAGGCTTTCACCGCCATAAAAAACGGTTCCAGCTGATCGGGATATTCTTAGAGGCATGATTGAGTCCTAAAAAGGTAGGTCATCGTCTTCCAGAAGGAAGTCGTCAGCTGGTGGCTTGGCGCCTTGCGATGGCGAGTTATTAGCATTGGGGTTCGGCTTTGGAATCCAGTAGTCAACATTCAACTGCTGAAGGTTTCCGTCATCGCCCATCTGCTCACAGACCTTGATGTTGTATCGGAAGTCATTGCCGTTATTAAGGTCTAAGGCAGCTTGAAGGTCGTGTACCAGTTCTTTGCTAATCTTAATGAAGCCGTCAAACTTTGGGACGTTAGCCTTGGTAGCCCATTCGTACTGCTTGAGGCGGTTCCACTCTTCAATGCGCTTTTCTTTAGGCATTGGGTACAGACGCCCTTTGCCTGCTTTAAGGGATTCAAATGCGGTTGGTGTCTTGTTCATTATTGCTCTCCATGATGGATTTGTACTTGCATTGCGCCTGTTGTTCTTCTGAAAGAATCAAGAGACTCGTCTTTGTTTAACACCTCATCTTCACCGCCGAGAAATTCAAACGCTTTGCGGTAGTCGATGGGTGGGTTCTTCATAATTACCTTGACGGTAGTCTTGCCATTGCTGACAGATGACTTGTACCGCTCGGCAATATCTTTTTTCAGGGACTCGCTGGTCTTGCCCAGCACGTCCAAGGTTTCTAGGTCGTCACCAATACGTGACCTGATAACTGCAATCCTGTTCTGCATTGCAGTCAGCCGGTGCAGCTCCTCATCGGTCTTAATAATCTCGGGAGCGTCAACCTCAATTGTTTTAACGTGATCAGCGCGGGCAACTTCATCCCTGTGCTGCTCTTGAATCCAGTTGTACCAGCATCGGTACAGATCAAGACGGGAGATAGTTCCCTTCTCAGGCTGCGGCAAATACTTGCGGCTCAGCAGTTCAGTCAGGAAGTCTTCTTTACGGTGGACTCTTTCTAGGGTGTACTGTGGCTCGGCTGTTTCGTTCTTCGCCAAGTAACAAATAAAATCACACCACTCTGCATCCAGCACTTCCATCTGCATGTAGACCTGCATCAGGTACATGCTGCGCTTGGGGGAAAAGATAGAGTAAGGCGTCTTAGTGTACTGAGGGAAGGGGCACTTGATCTCTACGCACCCCTCCAAACCCACGAGCCCGTCGGGGCTTGCAGCGATGAAGTCGTACTTAGGGTGAATCACAAGACCCGTCTCTTCGACAGTGTAGCCTTGCAGGTCTTCCAAAAAGATTCGAGCGTGGTCTTCCATCATCTGCCCGTGGGCAACAGCAGGAACCATTTTAAATTCTGACTCAGCACCAGCCAGTGCTCTAACCTCTTGGCGAACCAAGTCGGCTGGCTTCATGTATGGGTGCTTGCCTTCTAGTGCAGCGCAGACAGATGCCTTGATCTTACCGGCTCGTGCCGCGTGCCATTCGGGTGATCCTTGAGCAGCTAAACTCATTTGCTAGCCCTCCACCCTTTGTCCTTACAGAGCTTTTCCCAGTTACCAGTGGTATCTGTTAAGCCTCGATTAGTTAGACCACGTTTAAACTTGTCGTAAAGCTTTGTGGCTTCACTCAGGGTCTTAGCTTCACCAAACTTCAGGTGATCCCAGATGGCTATTACTTTTTCAAGCTCTGCATCAGCATCATTTGTTTCTGAAGGTGTACTTTGCTCAGTGTTAGAAACACTTTCTTCAATATCTCTTACCTGAGAGCTAAGCCACATGGTGTAGCCCAGACCAAACTCACCCATAGCCTTAACACGACACCGCTGTTTAGCAGTATTGATGTCTGTAGCAGAGGGGGAGTCAATTGCTTTGCCCGATCTATGAACAGGAAGGTAGGTGATGTTGGTCTGCCCGCCGATAGTCATTCGGCAACGTACCTCAGCAGAACCGTCATTAAAGTAATGACATTCTCTGCCTTCTGGGTCTTCGGTGAATTCCCAGTGGTACTCGGGGAAGGTGCCCATCATTATTTCATGGGCTTTCATCCAAGGCAGATAGGTTAGGACTTGATCGCCCAGTACCTCTGTCTCGGTGCAGAATGGTGCTACGTCTATATCAGATAAGGTCGCCCAGATGTGGGCGCGTGTCAGCGTATCCATGTAATGTCTCCGTTAGTTCACGGAACATATTACACACCATGTAGATTTAATTCAACACTATCAGATTATTTATATCACTTTATGTATTAGGTTTGTTCTTAAGGTCAGATAAAAACTCTAAATATGTAGTACTAAACGATTTTCCAAAAATTGCCTTAAGTTTTTTATCATCTTGAATAAGCGTCATTATTTCTTTACAAGAAATACGCGGTACAGGTGCAGCCATCTTTTTATCCTTTGTGCTTATTGATCTAAATATTTATCTGTTTGAATTATGATAGTACCTATAAATTAAAAAGAAAAGATTAAGAAACTTTTAATATTGACACTATTTCTTCAATGTTGGCTCGTTTATTCTCGTCAAGATAGGCGCCGCAAAGGTGTGCAAACTGTGCCGCAGTCAGCGTGAAATTAGACTTTTCCTCGAAATCCTTTACGTAAACAATAGCCTCTAACATTATGTTGGTGGTGTCGGGCTTCTCTCTAGACTTTAGATCGACCCATAAGTATAGGTCTATATTGTATAGGTCGCAGAGCTGTAT